GTTATCTATCATTCTTTGTATTTTCTTTTCTGTTAGTGTCATTAGATTTCTTTCTATTGTAAACCTTCTTTGACTGTACAACCTGTTTGCCTTGCCTGTCCATAAGCATGGTACGAGCAATACGGTTGACTGGTTTGATTGGATCCATCGTTATCTTCCTGTTGTGAAACTTCTGATAAAAGACATCAGAGCAAAGAACAGGAATATGAAGACAAAGATGAGTCCTATATCCATATTACACCTTTTGTATTTCGTATTCAGTAATGTGTTTGATAAGACCTACGTCTTCAATAACACCAGCATCAGCAAGCACACTAGTAGCTTCTTGTACATAGTCAGCACGTGTTGATATAATACGTCCTGATTTACTTACTACGGTTTTAATATCGTGAGCTTTAGCTATTGAAAGTAGTGTAATGATTTCTTCTTCTGATAGTCTATCTATCATAGTAAATTCGACAGTGTTGTGAACGATTGCTTTTATGTCATCGGTTTCACTGTCAAGCCATTCATTATCATTAGACATGTTTCCATATCCTTTCCTCATTATGACCAGCCCATTGACTGACATTACTCTCTGCATATTCAAAGATTGCCCAGTCTACTTCGTCACCAGTGTCATCTGCATTAGCTTTTTCTGCATCAGCAATAGCAAGTAGACGGGTGTAGACTTTAGCTTCAAAGGAATCCTTGAGAGCATTTGGTTCTGTAAATAGATTAATTGTAAGTCTCCATGCGTGTTGTCGGTTCGACTAAAAATTCTATGAGTGTCTCTCGGTATTGTAAGAGACACACAGATGTTTGTACAAGGCTCCAATAGAGCAGGGCGGGCTACTATTTAGCCCTGCGACTTAAAGTGTCCCGAAGGGACTCAATAATATTTTAACAAGCGCCTCTGGTGCTACAAGGCTAACTAAGACCGAGCACACAGAGTCGCTATCCGAAACTGGCGATGGTGGGGTGTAACAGTGTGGCAGGATATATTCCAGCTTAGTTTGTTACAGAGTCCCACTCGACACAGTTGAAGCTGTGCCACTACCCTCGCAAGGCAGCATTGCAATTTGAAGATGCGTGATCTGTAATTAGACCACGACTAGCTGTATTCACCATGTAGAGTCTTTCTTGGTGCTTACGGGACGCTTCTCTCCCCGTCTTGACTGTATACAACACTGAACACCCGAATCTGATTCTGCGATGTGCCCCACCATACTAATAATTGTACCGTGTTCTGGGTTCTTTTGAAGACGCAGTACGTGTACCGCTTGTTGCATTTGTATTAGGACTACAACCAGATCCTGAAGAGAGCAGATTAGTGTCATGCTCAGGACATAGAATTAGAACAGATCGCTGGGTGATCCTTGAACTTCTGCAGTTGGCTCAATAGAACCTACAGCTTCAAAGTCTACACCACCAGTTGGTGCATAGACTACAAGGTCTGTGATCTGGATAGCTGTGAGTGAGCTTGCAACGCCCTTACGACCAGCAGTGTCATATGGGTATTGAAACACAATCACGTTAGCTTTGGAACCATTACCGATTGTGGTAACAGACTCCATAGGTGCGAGATCAGAACTGACCACACGTACCTTGCCGTTAGTATCACCATTTGCCTTGTGAGCTTTACGCTTAAGGCTAGCAGTGAACATACCAGCGGCATCTTTGACCAATGCTCCATCTTTCCTACGGAACATGACATAGTTCTCTTCAAGCTCTTGGACTTTAGTTTCATCAGCAGTAGCGATTTGTAGCTCATACTGTTCAGCACCAAAAGGATTGACAGGCTTGTCAAGTTTAGGATAGTTGATAGTTACATCATTGATCTTGAAATTACGTACTTCTGTAAGCATGGGATATTACCTTCCTAGCAGTTTACACAATATTGTGTGAAGATCAGATATCTATATAACGTGCACCCCTCAGCAAGTATTTTTGAACTATATTAAGTATTTCCGCTTAGTTCTTTTAGCGGCGCTTATGGCTATTTATCCGACTTTCACGGGTTCATCAAGGGTAGGCAATTTTAAGTGCACACCTATTTACCCACATGAGGTTCTAATTAAAGCTGAATCATGTATGGTTATATAGGTATCTGAAGAGCGATGCCTAGCCTTCACGCCACAAAGGGTCGTACGTCTTGCGGGGCATCTTAAACTGTGCGAATTAACGCGGATGTCAGGTCTGTTTAGTGAGTCCGACCATTACCAAGACTCTTACCAATTTGAGGACGCAGCTTGTCTGCGGCCTTCTTGTTATTTGAAAGACTCTATAAGAACTATGATAAATGTTACAGTGCTTATAGTCACAACCTCTTTGTATCGTATATACCAAGGCTTCTTGCCAAAGGTGATCCAGTGTAGAAGACACAAGATAATATACATAAAGAGCGTCAATAGGGTGATAGCTCCAATCATTTACTGAAGTCCACAAGTGTCAATGCATAAGTAACGACACCAGATACAGTCATAATACCACAGATTGTGATTATGAATATATGTGTGTCAGACACAGCAGCAATGAATGATAGAACAAATCCTACAAGAGCAAGTATTAAACCGACAATAGTATTATCCATATTAGTCTCCTAACCACTCGTTGAGTGCATGGATCAAGGGTGACAGGCACATGAACATGAGACCTGCCAGTGACGTTGCGAGACATACAGCAACGATAGCGAACAATATATCATACATTGTATTGACCTTTCCAGAATACAGTGATTACAACAGTAACCTCTGAGTTAGTGACAACATACATACCAGTAGAGTTGTCAATGAATGTAAACTTCTTGGGGTCAGTACGGTTGATCATCTTGACACCGTTGTTTACTGTGTTGATGATGTCCTGTACTGTACCACCACGTTGTGATAAGCGAGACTTAGCATGTGTAGTGATATGCATGATAGATCCTTTCTTAGATCTTTGAGTGATGATGAGTATCCCTAAGGACACTCAACGCTCTTTAGCAGCTAGAGCTTCTTTATGGTTGAAGTAAACGACTCCATTGACAATATAGTATGTCATGTAGTACTCCTGTGTTAGGACAAGATGATTCTTATCCATTGTGAAGACAAACCGAGGTACGAGTGTTTGGCTCTTATAGTACTCTATGGTTACTTTAAGTACTCTATGTATCTATAGATACTTATATGTATATAGAGTTACATTCCAAAGAGGTTTCTATAAGGGGTATATACAATTGGGTATTGCCCTTCGGTACTCTCATAGTCCTCTCACAGTACTCCTGATCTGGTAATGATCTAAGTAAAAGGCTCCATATACCCCTTATAGATACTAAAAGACCGTTTAGTAGCGCATAGAAGCCCACTGAGAGCCTCTAAGTACTGAGAGTATACTGTTAGTACCAATTAGAAGCCACAGCTTGTCTGGGGCTACAGTAGGGGGTACAAAAGTAATCGGGGTACTCATATATATTGTTACTTAATCAGGCTTACTCAGGGACAACTAAGAGGACACAAGACACATGAACAATAAAGAGCTAGGTAAACTGCTCAAGGAAAAGCAGAGAAGGTCTAGAATCAAGGATTATGAACACAACTTCACTAGGTTTGCAGAAGAGCAAATACAGATCGTTACTAAGGACGTAGCTAGGGGGTTTGTTCCATTTAAATTCAATGAAGCTCAACAGATAATTACAGAAAAACTGGAGGAACAGAAGAATGCTACTGGCAAAGTTAGAGCAATTATACTCAAAGCTAGGCAACAAGGGATATCTACATACTGCGCTGGACGAGTCTTCTGGAAAAGTTACTACACTCCCTATGCAAGATCAGTTGTCATGGCTCACGATTCGGCTACGTCAGATGCCCTCTTTGCTATGTCAAAGAACCTTATCCGTAATATGGAAGGTGATCTATCTCCTAAAGAAATCCGTAGTAATGCTAAAGAGATTATTATTAATAGTCCTGCTATGGTTGATAAGGATGCTACAGCGTCTTATAGACTATATACTGCAGGGTCTCCAGAAGCTGGAAGAGGTACTACTCCGACTATAGCACACTGCTCTGAGGTAGCTTTCTGGCAACATGATGAGAAGATCCTAGCAGGACTCTTCCAGGGCATCTCTCAGGCTGATGGTACTGAGGTTATCCTGGAGTCTACTGCTAATGGTGCTCAAGGAGAGTTCTACAGGCTATGGAAGGGTGCTGAGATGGGGGAGAACGAATACCTACCAATCTTTCTACCGTGGTATATAACACCAGAGTACACTAGGGAACCCCCAGAAAACATGGAGTTGATAGTTGAAGAAGAAAAACTACGAGATAAACACAACCTTACAAACGGACAACTCTACTGGCGAAGACTTAAGATTGCAGAAGGTGGAGAACTCAAGTTCAAACAAGAGTACCCCTCAACAGCTGACGAAGCGTTTATTATGTCAGGATCTAACGTCTTCAACGTGGAGCGTTTGGACTCACTAGTACCCCAGGCTTATGAAAGAAGGTCTGAATGGGACCCCTCATCTAAGATGTTTGATGAAAACAAAGAGGGTTCTTTGTACATATACCAGTTTCCTGACTGGAATGAACCATATGTTATTGCTGCTGATGTAGCATTAGGTGTGGGTCAGGACTATTCTGCTGCTGTTGTGTTAAATAAAAAATATGAAGTTGTAGCACACTACAGGAATAACAAGATTGACCCTAGTATGTGGGGTGAACTTCTATTTTATCTGGGTCGATATTATAATAATGCACTATTAGCAGTAGAATCTAACTCTATGGGTATAGCAACCCTGCAGAAACTAGACAGTACAGGTTATGTAAACCTGTATAGACAAACAAAGATAGCCAATGTGTCCTCAGAAGAGGGTATACGGCTAGGGTTTAGGACTACATCTGCTACAAAACCAGCGATTATAGCTAATCTTAAAAACCTGATAGAGAATGAAGAGATACTTATACCATCTGTGCAGATAATTAAAGAACTTAAGGACTATATTTCTACAGATACAGGTAAAACACAGGCTGCACCTAGTTGTTATGATGATTCAGTCATAGCATTAGCTATAGGTTGTGAGGTATTACGTACACATTGGGACAGGTTGGGGACTTCAAATGTGTCATGGAAACAAAAGATGGCTGGCTTAGAACAACCTGAGGTCAATTGGTTATAACCCTATACCACTATATATACGGATAAATAGACCTCAAACCCTTAGTGGAAGCCAAACAGTAATTTAATCTACACACTGTTTTGTGTGTTAATCTATATACCCCTTATAGAACATAAAGACCCTCAGGGGTCTAAGAGATCCGCGTTGTCCTCATGCGTCCGGTGGTACGCAGCGGTATACCACCACTTATTATGGAGTATGATATGACTGTAGAAGCTTTTCTCAAATGGAAGATATTACCTAGGTTTATGAT